TAGAGGCTAAGGCTTCAGGACTGCCTTTGACCTATGAGCTGAGGAACATGGGAATACCTGTAATTAACTTTACGCCGAGCAAAGGAAATGATAAACATACTCGTGTTAACTCGGTCGCACCACTATTTGAAAGTGGAACGATATGGGCGCCCACTAATAAAAATTTTGCACAGGAAGTAATTGAAGAATGTGCAGCGTTTCCCTATGGTGATCACGATGACTTAGTTGATAGTATGACACAAGCTGTTATGCGATTTAGACAGGGGGGATTGATTCCGCATCCTGAAGATTATAAGGACGAGAAAATACCTCCTAAAAAGTATAAATATTATTGGTAGATTATGGCAAGAAATTTAGATGAACCAGGTGCAAACTTTAATCAGTTATTAGAGTTATCCTTAAAACTTCAAAACGCTAGAACCTTTGCAGGAACTGTTGCTGATGCATCCACAGAAATGGAACAATACCCAGATACTTATTTAAGACCTGGTGAAACTTTAGAAGATTGGACAGGACATTATTTTAGAAAACCCAACGCTGCTGGTGGCAGAGTAGGTTTTAATGAGGGTGGATCACTTCAAGATATACTTAGAAGATATTGGCAAGGAATGGGCCCATGGGGAAAAGGATCTACTGGAGCTTTTTACTTTTCTGATCTTTATGATGCACTAGCTCCGTATCTTGGCATGTTTAATAAAGGCGGCCGTGTCTACGGTAAATACGCCCAGCAACTAGCATCAGGCGGCAGGGTAGGTTATCAAGAAGGAAAGACAGTACTTCCAAAAGCTAAACCTTCAGAAGAAGAAATTAAAAAAATTAAATGGAGACAAGTTTTAAATGTTCTAAAAAAAGCTAAAGGTGGAATGGGGCATAGAAGCTGGCTTAATTTTGTCAGTGAACATTTAGATGATGGTTTAAAAGCAGGAATTATTTCTAAAGAACAATTCAATAGAGCCATTATACCATTGTTTGGTCAGGCAGGAGAAGTACACACAAGGGCTCTTGAAAAAGATGACTCAATTCCAGTAAAAGATTTATTAGAATTACATGGAGAAAAACGAGAAGACTCTCCAGCTTATCTCTTAGCTAAAGGTGGTAGAGTAGGTTTATTTGGTGGTGGACCTCCTGGTGTTCATGGTAAAAAAACAGGCGGTGGTTATTCTGATAAAGAAAGGCACGAACGAAGACAATCTGTAAAGGGACCACCAGGTGGTGGAGATCCAGGAATGACTTATCAACGTCCTACATGGATAACAAAAAAGAAATATCCTCCTAGTTTGAGTTCTCCAACATTAAGAGAAGAAGCTAGAAAAAAACGGGAAGAAGCAGCATTTGAAGCTATGTGGAGAGGAGCTCCTCCGAGTATGGGAGAAAGAGAAAAAATGTTCCGAAAACATAGAACTGCTAGATTACTGGAAGAAAAGAGAATAAGTGATTTTGCTAAAAAAATAACAGAGCGAGAAAAACTTTATCCTTATACTGATATGACGGAAGAAGAATTCTCGAAAAAGTATTCTAAAGTTTATGATTTTATGAAGAAAGATCCTAACTGGAATTGGGAAGAGTTTCAAAAAGTTAGTTTTGCTAATCCTGGAGAAACGTTTCAAGCAACAGGAGCAAGAGATATAGGTCTTCCTTTGGGGGCAACTGATACAAGAGATATTGATCTTTTCATGACACCGTTTGAAAAAACTAATTTAGAAATGACCACGGCGGGTCCAAAATATGGGTATAAAAAAATTATGTCGGATCAGGATAAGGCACAAGTGGCTTTACATGAAATGAGACATAAAAAAATATTAACTGAGCCTATCTTGACAGAGGCACAACCTCCTTTGGCTGTAGAAGTATCAGATATGAAAGGCACAATGGGGGTTGGACCACAACAAGGGGAATCCCCTCTTATGTATCGTCACCTAAATCCTCCAGGTAGTAAAAATGAATTTTCTCATCCTTTAGATATGCATGAAGTTTTTACTAGATTTATGGATAGACAATATGGCCATTTAAAAACACCAAGTGGACCTTATTTTGATAAAATTTGGAGAGATGAATGGCAACCTTATGCAGATAAATATGAAAACATTCTAACAGAATATGATCTTTCACCCGTTAATTTAGCAGGTGGCGGTCGTGTTCCATTAAACAAGGGCACAACACCTTATAACGCAGAAACTTTGAGTCAAGAACTTAGAGGCATTGGTAGTCTTTCTTTACCTACTTCTTATGGTGTAGAACCTGATATCAATAAATACTATGAAGATAAAAAAGCTAAAGGTGGTAGAGTTGGTTTAGTAACAGGTAGTGGAGACTATGCAAAAGAATATTTAAAATATGCAGATAAGGCCACTCAAGATAAATTCAATAAACTTGTAAATGAATTAAGTATTAATATGTCTTTTGAATCAGCTATAAGTCTTGCTTTAAGCGAAATAAGAGAAGGAAGTGATTAAGAAACTAACAACCACAACCCCACCAAAATCAGGTCCAATACCACAAGGGTTGAATATTAAATATAATACTGTTAAAGTAGTAGTATCGGAGAAAATAAATGGCAGAAATAGACAAAGCTTTACCGAACGTAAGGCAAACAATAAACGTACCTAGTCAAGAGGACGTAGCAGTAGCAGAACAGGAAAAACTTATTGAGCAGCAAGATGCTGGTCAACCTGTTGAACAAATTGAAAATGAGGACGGTAGCATTGATATAAATTTTGATCCTAGTGCTATGAGTCCTGGACAAGATGCTGGACACTTTGCCAATTTAGCAGAATTACTTCCCGATAATATTTTAGATCCATTAGGTTCTAAACTTTACCAAGATTTTACAGATTATAAAACTTCAAGAAAAGAATGGGAGCATTCTTATGTTAAAGGTTTAGATCTTTTAGGTTTTACTTATGAAGAACCAACAGAACCTTTTAGAGGAGCTTCAGGTGCAACACATCCAGTGTTAGCTGAAGCGGTAACTCAATTTCAATCTTTAGCTTACAAAGAATTACTTCCTGCAGAAGGTCCAGTTAGAACTCAAATATTAGGAATGCCTAATCCAGATAAAGAATCTCAAGCACAAAGAGTTAAACAATTTATGAATTATCAAATCATGGATCAAATGGATGAGTACGAAGCAGAATTTGATCAAATGTTATTTTATTTACCATTAGCAGGTTCTGCATTTAAAAAAGTTTATTATGATGACATAATGCAGAGAGCAGTTTCAAAATTTGTTCCTGCGGATGATTTAGTGGTTCCGTATACAGCTACCTCATTAGATGATGCGGAATCGATCATTCATGTTGTTAAAATGTCTGAAAATGAATTAAGAAAACAACAGGTGGGAGGATTCTATAGAGACTTAGAATTAAGTCCATCTTTCTTAAATGAAACAGACGTTGATAAAAAAGAACGAGCCCTAGAAGGAGCTTCTAAAGGAAGAGACGATAGGGTTTATACATTATTAGAATGTCATGTTAATTTAGATCTAGATGGTTTTGAAGATAAAGATGAAACTGGAGAACCTACAGGAATAAAACTTCCTTATCTTGTAACTGTTGAAGATGGTACAAGAAAAATTTTATCTATTAGAAGAAACTATGAAGTAGGCGATCCTTTAAAAAAGAAGATTCAATATTTTGTTCACTTTAAATTTTTACCAGGACTTGGTTTTTATGGTTTTGGTTTAATACATATGATTGGTGGACTATCTAGAACAGCGACAGCAGCATTGAGATCAATGCTAGATGCAGGTACCTTGTCTAATTTACCTGCAGGCTTTAAAATGCGTGGCATAAAAATGAGAGATGAAGCACAGGCTCTTCAACCAGGTGAATTTAGAGATGTAGATGCACCAGGTGGAAATTTAAGAGATGCTTTCATGCCATTGCCTTTTAAAGAGCCGTCACAAACTTTATTACAACTTATGGGGGTCGTAGTATCAGCAGGGCAAAGATTCGCATCCATTGCGGACCTGCAAGTAGGAGACGGGAACCAACAAGCAGCAGTGGGTACGACCGTGGCTATGTTGGAAAGAGGTTCTAGAACAATGTCAGCAATTCACAAGAGACTGTATGCTGCAATGAAAAGAGAATTTAATTTATTGGCAAGAGTTTTCAAATTATATCTACCTCCGATCTATCCTTATGATGTTGTTGGTGGTCAAAGACAAATCAAGCAAACTGACTTCGACGACAGAGTAGATATACTGCCAGTTGCAGATCCAAACATCTTTAGTCAAACTCAAAGAATATCCCTCGCACAAACGGAGCTGCAATTGGCAACATCAAATCCACAGCTTCATAATCAATATGAAGTTTATAGAAATATGTATGAAGCTTTAGGTGTCAAAGATATTGATTTAATATTGAAAAAACCACCTCAACCAACTCCAAAAGACCCTGCATTAGAACATATTGATGCAATGGCTGGAAGTAAGTTTCAAGCATTTCCTGGACAGGATCATCAATCACATATTACAGCCCATTTAAATTTTATGGCAACAAATATGGTAAGAAATGCACCTATGGTAGCTGCTGCAATTGAAAAAAACTGCCTAGAACACATAAGTTTGATGGCACAAGAGCAAATTGAGCTAGAATTTAACGATGAAATGAAGCAATTAGCGCAAATGCAGCAAATAATACAACAAAATCCGCAAAATCCGCAGGTTCAGAACGAAATGATGGCTCTACAACAGAAAATTGAAGCTAGAAAAGCAACTTTAGTCGCAGAAATGATGGAAGAATTCGCAAAAGAGGAAAAAGCGATAACTTCACAGTTTGATAATGACCCAATTGCTAAATTAAGAGCTAGAGAGCTTGATATTAGAGCTATGGACAACGAACAGAAGCGAAAAGACGCTGAACACAGATTAAATTTAGATAAAATGAAGGCTTTGATGGCACAAAATATTCATGAAGATAAATTAGACCAAAATGAAGAATTAGCGGAGTTAAGAGCCGATACTTCAATTGAAAAACAAGAAATGGCGAATGAAAATAGGTTGACACTCGCTAGAATGAAGCCTAAAACGAATGGAAGGAGTCAATAATGACAAAAGGACTAGGATACGCACCAACAGGAAAATCTAAAACTATACCTACACCAGATGTTCAAAAAAACACAGGTGTTGGAAAAATTCATGTTGAACCAGTGGTAGTAACTGATGTTAAGCCAGATACTAACCCTGTTAAAGGAACTAGAGCGGCTAGAAAACAGAAGCCTGTAACTTGGTACTAATATGGCGTTTCCAATTTTAGGCGCGTTAAAATTAGCAATCAATGCTGGTTCGCACATCTATAAGAAAAAACAAGAGACAAAAATGGCTATGGCTGATGCACAGCACATGGCGGCCACTAAGATGGCCCGAGGCGAGAGCGAATACCAGGGCAAACTTTTAGAAGCCCGTCAAAACGACTATAAAGATGAAGTCGTTTTAGCGATTCTCACACTGCCTATTTTGGTGCTCGCTTGGGGGGTCTGGTCGGACGATCCTGCTGCTATGGAGAAGATAAAAACTTTCTTCGAGCATTTTGCGGCACTGCCGACCTGGTTTACGTCACTTTGGATTCTTGTCTGCGGAAGTATTTTTGGTATAAAGGGAACACAAATTTTTAGAAATGGGAAGAAATAATGCCTTTCAAATCAGAAAAACAAAGACGATATATGCATGCTAATCAACCTGAAATCGCAAAGCGATGGGAGAAAAAATATAACAAAGGTGGAAGAGTAAAGCTTAATGAAGGCGGCTATATTGGAAAATATATTAAAGGCGATCTTGGTGGTGTTAAAGTTTCAAATCCATCTTATGTAAAATACTATAAAGGATTGGTATAGGTGGATCCATTAGTAGTTGTTGCTAAATTACAAAAAATATTACAGGAAAATCTTCAGCGTATTGGAGACACCATGATCAGTGGTGGTATTGACAATATGGAGAAATATCAGTATATGTTAGGACAAGCACGTGCATATCAGTATGCGCTTCAGGAAATCTCAAACCTGCTAAAAGCTAAGGAGCAAAAAAATGAGCAAGGAAACGTTATTGACCTCGGAAAAGGAAATTCCAAAACATAGGAATGCACTTTCTGAAAAATAT